TAAGGTATTTTATTTTAATGTGGAGGCTAGGTTAAAATCACGAGACTTAAAGGGTATTAATGGGCTCAAAACTGACCCAGAACACTTTGAAGTAATAGGCTCTACTGATGGGAATATAATTTATGCTGAACAATATCTAAGTATCTTTAATGATATAGCACTACATGAAAGAAACTCAGTGTTAATCATAGATTCTGTTTCTCAGCTTTGCTCTCAGGCTCGTGTAGATAATGATATTGGCAAAGCATATAGAGACAATGTGCCTATAATGTTGGCAGATATGACTAAACGAGTAAGCAATATATTGCCGATTAATAATAACATAGTCATGTGTGTTACTCACCGTATTGCTAATCAGAGTGGTGTAGGAATGTCTAAATGGTCAGAAGCTTCTGGTCAAAAAGTACAATACCAAGCTGATGTAAAGTTAAAGGCCAATTATAAAGAGGCATACAAGGTTGGAGAAAAGCAGGTTGGACAAACAGTGCATTGGGAGTGTGAGACTTCCGCTATTGGTCCTCCAGGAATGAAAACTCCTTCTTTATTAAGGTATGGTTATGGGATTGATGACCGTCATGAGATATTAAGTCTATGTAAAGATTTAGGTATAGTCAAAGCAAGTGGGGCATGGATTAACTTTGATGATGGGCAAAAGGCCCAAGGAATGGAAAAGGCATGTGATTACTTGACTAATAACCCAGAACTTTTTGATAGATTGAAAAAACAGCTACATGAGGTAATGTACGTTTAAACTAATTTAGGTGATTGGATATAGATGAAAGTTTCTACTCTTACCGGAGACGCCTATGAATGGAAGCTACCTAGACGCAATAAACGTAAGACAAGTAGTTATCATAAAATAGCCAAGCAAATATTAAAAGAACTTTATCCTAATTTCTCTATTTATGAAGAGACACCCATACTTATAAAAAGACGTAAAACTTTATTTTTAGATTTTTATATCAAAAACTTAAACCTAGCTATTGAGATACACGGTATTCAACATTATACTTTTAGTAGTCTATTTCATGAAACAAAGCTAGACTTCCTTAAACAACGACAAAATGACCAACTCAAACAAGAATGGTGCGAGTTGAATAATATCAGCTTTTTACCTTTAGATTATCGTGAAGAACAGGAATGGTCAATCCAAATAAAAAACTATGAATATTAGTGAACAAATAGATAAAATTAATGACATCTTAGATGATTATGAAACAGTGAACAGTATTGTTTCTCCAAAGGTTTCTCATAATTTAGAGCATATTGAGAATTTCATAAATATGTCTTACAAGCAGTTACAGGCTCTAGGTGCTGAAGAGTGTGCAGAAGGTGCTTATCTTCTTTCTCAATACGCCTTTTTTGTACAAAGAGAGCAAAACAAACAAATAGCAATTAATAACTGGGCACAGTCAAAACTTAATGAGTGCTTATCTGGTGAAATCATGAATATGGATAGCTTTATTAAGTATGAGGTTAAAATAGCTGAAATAGTTAAAACTAATAATGTCGCCGCCAAACTAATGAAAATTACAGTTCATGCAACATCCGTTGTAGATAGACTGAATTTCTTATCTAGCAATATAAAGCACATGTCTGATATGTTATTGAATTTGCATAGAGCCAAGAAATATAAAAACGCAGGAGAATACAATGACCAAAGACAATGATGTAGATGCAAAGATGAAAGAATTACTCGAAACTATACCTGATTCTGCTAAAGAACAGTTATTTGAACTTTTTAAAAAATATACAGATGTTGATGCTGTTATAGAAGTAACAGACCCTAACGAACAGTCAGAAACCAGTAAACGTAAACAAACACGGCATAAACCAAAAGCTAGTAATGATTCTCTCCAAAAAATACCAGGACCAAAGAAACTACAAAAGGTTGATAAGGGTAAAAGAGGCCAAAGCAAGAAACAGGCTTGTCGCCAGGAACCTATAGCTATTGGTAAACAGCATAATATATTTAATGAATCGGCAGATAAAACAGCAAATAAAGCAGATACAAATATAGATAAACTGTTATGGAAAGGTAGAGAGCCTACTACTAGACTTACAAGAAAAGAAGAGTTTGTTACGGCTGTTTGTACTCGTTGTGAATATGAGTTTGCTGATGTTCCTTTCTCTCAATGCTATGTTGATGATGAAGGCTTAGTATTTGTGTGTGAGGGGTGTAGTATACAAAAATAATGGAAATATTATCAGATATAGTAGCCGAGAGAGGAATACTATCAGGGATATGTCAATACGGTATTGATTGTTATTTGGATGTATCTGACATTGTTAATGAGAAATGTTTTACTAACCTTTATAACCAATCTATTTATACAGCTATTAAACTTCTAATTGATGAAAAGGGAGTAGAAAACATAGACTTAGCTTCTATTTATTCTATAAGCAATGAACTTGGTCTAAATAATCTGTTTTCCAAAAAAGACTGTGCTGAACATATTAAGTCTCTCTTTGTGTTCCACATTGAAAAAAAGAACATACGTAGACTTGCCGCCAAACTTAAAAAACTAGAAATAGCTCGTGCTCTTATCCAACAAACCAAGGATATTGAAAATAGATTACTAGAATTGACTGGCGAAGAAAGTGTATCACAAATCTTAGGTGTTGCTGAAAATGCCCTATTAGATTTTTCAGCCATCGTTAATGACTCTGATGATGACCCCGTCTCTATCACAGAGGGTCTACAAGAATACGTTGAACACCTAGCCGACAATCCGGTAGACCAAATTGGTGTCCCTACTGGCTTTCCCGAATTTGATAGGGCTATAGGGGGAGGTTTACGAAGAGGTACTATCAATGTAATAGGGGCTCGTACAGGTGTCGGTAAAACAACTCTCGGTATTAATATGGCTACTAATATTGCCAATAAAAATATCCCCGTACTATATTTAGATACGGAAATGAACAAAGAGGACCATATACATCGGGTATTGGCCAGAAGAAGCTTAACAGATTTATCTTCTATTGAAACTGGTAAATTCATTGATAAATTATCTGCTAAGCGTCAGATATTTGATTCTGTTGGCAAGATTTCTAAAACAACGGCCAAATACTATCATAAATGTATCGCCGGTATGCCCTTTGAAGAACAACTATCTATCATGAGAAGGTGGATACTTAAAGAGGTTGGATTGGATGAAAATGGCAAAGTTAAAGATTGTGTAATCGTATACGATTATTTAAAATTAATGACATCTGATAATTTAAGCAGTTCTTTGCAGGAATATCAACTGTTAGGATTTATGATGACCTCTTTACATAATTTTGGTGTTAAATATGATATACCATTTCTCACCTTTATCCAGCTTAATCGTGACGGTATCTCTAGGGAGACCACCGGGGCAGCAAGCGGCTCAGATAGAGTAGTCTGGCTATGTTCTAACCTAACGCTATTTAAACCAAAGTCTGATGAAGAAATAGCAGAAGATGGCAGAGACAAAGGCAATAGAAAATTAGTAAACGTAAAAGTACGTCATGGAGCAGGCTTAGAAAGTGGCAACTATATTAATTGTTTTATGCGTGGCGAGATAGGTTCTGTAGTAGAAGGGGAAACTAAATTTCAGTTAATGGAACAGCATAATGCACGATTATCACAAGATTAATTGTTTAATCAATACCAATTTTGAAAAAATATGTCATATACTAGATATAGATGTACGTCATAATAAAAATATGTATCAAGGGTGTTGCCCTGTACATGAGGGTGATAATCCTAGTGCATTTGGATACAAACAAAAAGATAACTATGATTATGGTACTTGGTGCTGCTTTACGCATCAATGTGAACAAGAGTTTGGTAAAACACCATTAGGGTTTCTCAAAGGGGTTCTGTCTAAACAAGATATTACAGAAGAAGAAGAAGTTCTCCAATGGTTATATTCTACTTTTGACATAAATATAGCTAATGTAGTCAATGACGATATAAGAAAAGACAGAGCGCTCACTCATATAATTAATACTGAACAAGATATACCTAAAAGCTTTGAAATTACCTTAACTCAATTTACTAATAGATTGGAGTTACCCTCTCAATACTATAAAAATAGAGGATTTAGTTCTGGTGTTTTAAATGAATATGCTGTTGGGACTTGCCTAGATAAAAGCAAGCCCATGTATGGTAGAGCTATTATACCTATTCATAGTTTAGATGGGGATAAGATAATTGCTTGTAGTGGTCGCTCCATATGGGAAAAATGCCAATATTGTAAATCTCACCATAACCCAAAAGGGGTATGCCCTAGCAAAGAATATATTGGGATGTACAGTAAATGGAGACACTCTGCCAATTTACCCTCTGAGTACATATTATACAATTATCATAAAGCTATTGATTCAATTAATAAATCCGGCTTAGTATTTTTAGTAGAGGGCTTTCCTAATGTATGGAGACTGAAAGAGGCCGGTTTTTCTAATGTAGTAGCAGTAATGGGAACTAAATTTAGTTATAGTCAAAAAAACTTATTAGACAAATTAGCCCTTTCTACACTAGTTATTATACCAGATGCAGACGAACCAAGCAAAATTTTTATAGAAGCTGTGAAAGAAATCTGTGAAAACAGTTATAATATACATGTAGTTGAGCCCGAATATGAAGATGATATCGGTGAATGTCCACCCACAGAAGTGCAAAGGATACTAACAAGTTGGAGATAACAACAAGATACAGTAATTATGTAATCTTTACGCCGCATAATAGGCTTCTTAAAATTAGCTGCCATATAGAAGATACAAGCGTACAACCTATGTTTAGACAAGGTAAGTATGAGCCTCATGTTCAATATATGATAGAAAATTATTGTAAGAACCTTAAAAACATCTTAGACATAGGTGCTAACTATGGGCAGCATACTATACTTATGGCCAAAATAAGTCCTGATGCTAAGATTATTGCCATAGAAGCATCTCAATCGAATATTGATGTTTTA